CCATGGACTTTTCAAGGCCACGACGCATCATCAGCTTCAGCCCTTCTGGGGCGTCAGTCTGGATCCACCAAGCAGTGGTGGAGGTGATACGAGAAAGGTTCGCTTGGCCTTCGGCCAGCAAGCCCATCGACTTCACCGGGTTGATGTCGTTGTCAGCCGTGCCAGTCCGCAGAACCGACTTGAGCAGCACTTCCGCCTGGAAGACGTTGCTCGGGCCAGTCACGATCTTCTTGGGCGTCAGACGGATGCGCTTGCCGTTGTTGTCAACAGCGTTGCGGATCTGAATGAGGAGCTGCTCAAGAGAAGTCTGCGACAGCGCCGCGGCAGTCGTCAGCTGGTTGCTGAACGTGCCGTTCACAATCGGATGGCTGGTGGACACCAGGGCCACGCCGTCACCGCCCGGATAGGCAGCATTGAAGGCGCGGTTCAGGATGTTGGCACCCAGCGTTTCCTTCGTTTCAATCAGGGACTGCGCGAGATGCTTCGCGTAGGTCTGACCAATACGGATGTGATCGCCGTCTTCCACAAGCACCTTGGTCAGGCTGAAGGCCAGACCATAGACCTTGTAGAGGTAACGCTGCAGGAACAGCACGCCACCGGACTGGTAGGACACAGCCATGCCGTCAGGCAGTTCAGGCGCCGCGCCAAAACCATAAAGAACGGGTTCTTCATGGTAATTGCGGGGAATACCCTTCTGCTCACGGAAGACCATCTTCCATTCGTCAGCACGCTGATCATAAACGCCGTCAAAGACTTCGTTCAGGATGGGTTCAACTACCGACCGAAAGTCGGTACTACGCATCGGAGTAGCCATAGATCAAACCCTCCTATCAGACCGAGTTGACCGGCGCTTTGTAGTGGTGTTCGTTGATACGAACAGTCACTTGCACATAAGCGTCAGTGATGGAATCGAAAATGCTATAGGCAAAGCCCGTGATCTGGAACTGGCCAGAAGTCGCCTGAATGGCGGTCAGCTGGCAGTTGCTGAGGCCCGTCTGGGTGGAACCACCCGGAGAGGCAACAGTCCAGTCGCACTCCTCACCCACCGCCGTCTGCACAGTCGTGCCGGACGAAGGGTTGGTGTACTGCACGTCAAACAGCGTTTCCGGGTCATCATACACCCAGGCAACGATTTCGGTGCCGGTGGTGCCAGACGGCCAGAAGGGGCTGATGGTGGGCTTGCCAGAAGCGTCAAGGTACTGACAGCCGGCGAAGATGCCAAGCAGCGAGATACCATCAACAGTACCCGTGCGGGTGCCGTCAGAGGTGCCAAGCTGGACAACGCCGTTGTCGGTCAGCTTCACCGGGTCGCCGGAGAAGATGTTCGCCGCATAGGCTGAAGCGATAACGTAGGCTTTCGGGCGCATCTGCCCACTGTTGTGGTACGAAGGCCGGAAGCCGAAAGGCGCGCTAGTCGAAGACATAGCAAAGCTCCTAATCGGTGAGGGGGTTACGAGAGGTCAAAAAGAGCCTCCCGCCGTTGCCCAATCTCCAAATTGCCTTCGCCCATCTGCAACTTAGACTTAGACGCTCGGGCCTGCTGCTCAAGGAAGTCGGCCGTATCGGTCAACTTTTCCTCTTCACGCAGCGGCGCATCATGATGGGCTTCCTGCATGTACTTCTCGTAAAGAGAAATCGGCAGCTTGAAAGCCAGCATCTCATTCACGCCAATAAGCCCAGCCCAATCGCCGGTCTTCAGCGTTGCATATTCCCAGCCGGGAACATCTTCCGGCTTAACTGGTTCATAACCCAGGCGGATACGCATCTGAATTGAATCACGCGGATTGGTGGTCGTAAGCCAGCAAGTGTGCCAGCCAGGGATCGAAGGCAAGTCCGGTAGAGAGGACTGAAAAAACTGTTGACGGAACATCGCAACCCGCTCGTCATCCGAGATTTCGCGATTTTGGGTCACAGCGCGATCCTTCATCGCCCTGGTTTCGCGGCCCTCACCAGCAGATTTCCTAAAGCGTTCGTCAGACATAATTCGCTCCTTTCAGCGAATGCGTTAATTATGTGAGATAACCCACAGAGATGCAAGAATTAAGAACGGTTCTGCCGGTCATACTCGGCATACCGGGCCACATAGCGGTTCCGCAGGACCGGATCGTCCCACACACCCGCCTCAATCAGGGCCTGTTTCCGCTCCGGCGAGATATAAATCTCCTTCCGGGTGCTGGTCGGCGCATGCTCACGGCCAGACCCCACAGCAGGGCCTCCCCGAGGCTCTCGGCGGCTTTCAGAACGCTCAGATGACCGCTTGGGCGCATCCCCGTCAAACCGCTCTGGAAGCCGCTTAGACGCCCGGCGGCGCAATTCGTCCCAATAATCGGCACTTTGGGGGTTGAAGCCCTCCTTCGCCAAGGATTGGTCAATCGCGATGACAATGGCCGAGTCCTCATCACGGCCCTGGGCATCATACCAGGGGTTCTCCTTGATGAACTCCTGGGCATGACGCATCGTCAGGTCGTCAATCTGCTGGGGCTGCGGCTTTTGCTGGGAAGCCTGCTGCTTTTGGAAATTGAGCTGCTGGATCCGGGCAATGGCCTGATCCCGGTAGCGCATGGCCTGGGTGACATCCTCGCCATTGCCGGCAGCCACCGCCTTGGCAATCACCCTGTCGGCCATCTCGGCTTCTTGGGCAGCCTTGGCAATCGCCCCATCAAAGGCGCTCAGGTCCAGACTATGGGCCCGCTGCTCCTGCGCCAACATGCGGCGCTCAAGGTCGTCGTTTCGCTTCCGGAGGAAGTCCAACTCAACCTGATCGCGGTTGCGCGCCTCGTCACGGCGCTGCTTCCGCATCATCTTTTCTTGGCGGCGGCGCTCCTGAATGCTGAGCCGCTCGTCGCCGGCCTCGTCGTCGTTCCGCCTTGCAGATCGCTCGTCCTGGCCGTCATCACTGTCAGACAGATCAGCCTGATCCTCAACAATGACAATCTCTTCTTTGCTGTCGTCGTCTTCCTTCAATACGTCAGACATCGTTCATCTCCTTTCAGATGAATGCTTTGATAGCCAGAGGGTCGCCCTCAATTTTGCCAATGATGTCCAGGTCGTTGAAAATCACGAACATGGCGCTGGTGTCGCGGTCAATCGACACTTCCCAGCGGTCACCGCCGTATTTCGGCACGCGCACGAAATCACCGGGCTGGCACCACTCGCCTTCCGGCCATGTCTTCTGGGTGTCGCGGTTTTTGAACGCCAGCGGGCCAAGGGAGATCACCTTGGCAACCTGAGTGTTCCACTTTTCAGTGTCTTTGGTGTCATTTGGTAGAATAATGCCGCCAGCGGTCTTGCTCTTTGCTGTGCGGATCTGGACCAGAACGCGGCTTCCGAAAGGCAGCACGCCGGCGCTAACTGCCGGGAAAGCCTCTCCCAAAGCGTTCTCATAAGTCGTTGTCAACATTCTTCTCCTCATCAAGGATTTTCAAGAGTACCTCAATTGCCTGCTCGTAGCCGGCAACCACACCGACACGATACCCGTACTCAAAGGCATCGCGCTGTTGGGGCCGCTTCAAGGCATCTGCCGCAAATTGCTGCTGCGCTGCCTTGATGCGGTTTAAGAGTTTGGTTTCAAAATTCACGCCTGATTTTTTTCCGCCTTGGGCTCGGGAGGCAGAGACTGACCGTCCACCTTCTCGCCCGCAGCCAAGCGGTGCTTCTGCTTCACATAGGCGCTGTTCATAGAGACAGTGCCCTCTTTCGGCTTATCGGCCATGGTGATTTCCTTATCGAGTTCCAGGGTTGATGCCGGTGCCGGTGCTTACCGCCACCTTCTCGCCGGTGGCCATCTCGGCCGCCGCAAGCAACTTGGCGGTATCGTTATCCGCCGTGTTCATACGCTCACGCGCGGCCACCTCAGCCGCGGTGCGCTGGCTTTCGGCCATCTGCCGGAATTGCTCAGCCTGCAACTTCTCAGCACGCGCCTGCTGCTGATCCGTAAGCTTGGCCGCATCATTCTGCTGCTGGATTTGCAGCTTCTGCTGATCCAACTGGATCCGCGCCTGATCAACCTGGGCGCGCTGCTGCAACGCCTGCCCTTGGATTTGGGCATTGAGTTGCGCGATTTGCATGCTGCTATCGGGCGGCATCGGCGGTTGCGGCTTGAACTGCTGAGCAGCCTGATCAATCTGCGCCAGTTCTTGGCCAAAGGCGCCAAGCTGCTGCTCAATAAACTGCTGGACTTGTATAATCACCTTGGTCTGCTCAGTTGCCTCGTCAGGAATAAGGCCCTGCTTGCTGGCTTCGTCCACAGCATTGTGCGCCTCCACCAGATAGTAATTCAGCAGATGGTCGCGCAGGTGGGTGGCCATGGGATACAGGAACGTCTTCACGATCACCGGGTTGCTGCCAAACAGCGGGGACTTCAAGAACGCCATGTGCGTCATGATGTGCGCCATGTGATCCTGCTGCGGCATCACATAAATCGGCCGCCCCATGGTGGCCGCGACATTTTCGCTGACCGGGTCCATGTTCTCGGTTGCCGGCAGCGGTTGCAGCACTTCATCCGCTGGCACCTTGAGGGTGCGGAGGAACATCTCCTCCACCTTCCGCATGTCGTACATCTGCGGCAGGGCGCCAGCGCGCTGCATGATCGCCTGGATCTGGGCGAAACGCTGCGTTTCAGAGAAGATCGCCGGGTCACTGACGGGGACGACATCAAGCGGCCCATCAAAGTCTGCCGGCTCAATCTCAATGCCAGCATCCTGCGCCTCAATATCCTCCTCAGTCAGATAGGCGCTGTTGATGCGGTGCAGGATCTTGAAGCACCGCGCCATTGAGTTGTGCAGGCGCGAATGGATGCTGGAAAACACCACCATCCCCTGCTCAATCAGCGCCATTGTCGTGCCGACAGGCTGATTGGGGTTCTGGTCGCTCAGCTTCTCAAAGCTGGTCTGCACAACGCCCTTGCCGGCGTCCACCAGGAAGCCCAGCAACTGGTATAGCGTGGGGCTCGGCGGATTGAACGGCATCGGCATGGCGAGCTTACGCACGTCATCAATCAGCGCGCCGCCCTCCATCTCCACCACTTCAGTCGGCTGAAGGTTGATGGTCTGGCCGCCAGGGCCGCCCTTGAGCTTCAGCAGGGTGGGGATGTTCTGGATGTGGGCGCTGTCCAGCAAAGCCCGCAGCGCGCCCGTAGCAGCCCCAGAAAGGCCGCCAATCATGTGCGTCAGGCCAATCGGATAAGCACCGCGCCAGGGCACAAACGGGAACTCAACGATCCAATCCAACTCCTTATGGTTGGGGTCGTCCTGCTCCCAATTGCGATACAGCGCCAGCGCCTTGCCGGTGGATTTGTCCACGCTCAGGATGTAGGGGCTGACGCCCTCATCAAAATCCAGAAACGTGTAAATCTCAAAGATCGTCCGCAGCCCGTCCTCGTTGTAGCTGGTGGACTTGCGGCCCTCGATCTTGTCATTGGCGATGCTGGCCTTGGAGAACTCCGGATCATCCGGGTAGCCAAGATCCACATCAATATACATGCCCGCCTTAACGCGCCGCTCATATTCCATCTTCGTGATGTACTGAACGTGCGTCTTGCGCTCGGCTGAATAGAAGTTGGTGGCGGCAAACGGCAGGTAAACGTCGTCAATCGGCACAAACTCGGCCTGGGGGCGCCGGTGCTGATTGTTCCACATGAACTTCATGTACTGGCCACCGCCCAACGGCAGCTGCGTGCTGAGCTGCTCCAACTCGGAGCGGAACTCCGGCATCTGCTCGGTGGTCTGCCAATTCATGAAGGTGGCCTTGCGCTCGGCCTTATCCACCTTCTCTTTGTCTTTTTGGCCGTAAATTTTACTCTTTACCGGGCCATTGGGCGGGAAAATTTCCTTCATGAAGCGCGCGGAGAAATCCACGCACGCTTCCACCAGCATCGGGTGAACGACCTTATTGGCGCCCGTAAACTGCGCGCCGCCAGGAGCGTCATCACCTAGGCCGGTGCGGCGGAGGCCCTCCTCGTAAAGCTTGTCGCGCTTTTCGCGGGCTTCCTTGTCGCGGTCTATCTTTTCAAGAAGATCGTTTACCGCTTCTTTGAGAAGCGCCGGATCAACCTCTTCCACAATGTTCGCAAAGTGTTCCAGGTTGCTTTGATTTTCTTCTTCATTCTCAAGCCGAATGATTGCTCCGCCATCTTCAGTGTCCCTCACTTCGCTGTTTTTGTCGTCCAGAAACTCTACAGTTTCGCCGCGATCATCGTCGTCATCATTGAGAGTTTCAGACATCAAAAGGCCCTCCGGTAGCCAAATAGTATTTCCTTGTTACGCAGCGTTGGATCCACGGAAACATCTACACCCAAGGCACCCCCAAGGAATGGCCTTTCAAGACCGCCCGTGATTAACGTGCTAGTGTTGCCTGCGCCTGCGCTACCGCGGCGCCCAGACATTACCTGTGCCCCTAGCAATGCTTTCGCGCCCTCATCATCTAACGGAATGTTGAGGTTGCCACCATAAATGTAAACGTCTTGCGGCTTGGCTCCAGAGTATGCCTGGACTTGAGATTGATACCCGCCATGCAGCGAAACAGGACCATAACCGGCAGACAGATTGGCACCGTAACCACTCATACCTTGATCACGAGCGCCCCTCACGCCTTGGTCACCAGCATTCTGGATCCCCTGCAAGCCTGCCCCCAAACGAATGCCGCGCTCTTGATCCAGCGTTGCATTGATGCCGGTGTTGAGCGTGCGAAGAGCCCG